GGGAAACATTCTAATGCCGTGAAGGAGTTCAAATCGAAGAAAGAACCACGAGTCGAGTTGGTACCGTGCATCAAAGACTCCAAATATGGAGTTATGGGTTCATCATCGGCTGTCATCGACCAAGGTGTGGGGGGGAACTCCCTCAACTTGGAATAATGATCGACGATGTCGTCATACGCCTCATCAAATGTGTCGGCGTTAACACCCCATATCTTTAACCCCATGAACCTCCGAACACGACCAATGAACGCTCTCGCGTCCACATGAGTTGTGCTAGGTCCCAATGGGTAAAAGGACTCGACGCTCACCTGATGGAAACCCCAATTGAGGAGTACATCATCAGGGAGCACACGGTAATCATTCTCAAGACCCGGCTTTGACCGTCGAAAAGCCCTAAGGTGGTCCTTTGGAAGAGTAACGTAATGTGGGTCAGCTTGAAGCTTATCAAGCGGTGTTGACCCAACGACTGCTGGTTCTGGAAACATCTGGGAACTCCGATCAAGGGGCCAATGAGGGCCGTAATCGGATAACCACAAGACCTGTCCACGATTCAGGGACCGAAAGCCTAACTTATTGGCATTCCGGTTCTCTAAGTGGACGGTGGGGAGCTTCCTCTGGACTGGGGCACTAAAATTGTGGCCACCAAAATCCAAGGAAATTGCTCGCGCACCCTCATCCGAAGTAACGAACTCTGATCCCCAACTGCCAACCTGCGAAACTCGCCAAGAGGCAAGATTACGCTGAAAAGCAGTTAGGTAAAAGTCCAATCCTTCAGGGGGTACGAAACCTAACCCACCAAGGTCTCGAGGAAGGAACAGAGAAAGGTTCCCTCCAGATGTTAAGTGTTGAATTGCATCCTTATGGTATTTAAGGAAATGTGCATGTGTACGGATCGGTGAGACACTCTCGTGTACTACCTTATTGTAGACATCCCAAAGGGCCATTTCGGACCCAAAAGGACCAAGTTTACTCAATCCGCGCAAGAGACCAACGTTCAAGTAAGGGACTCGTACAAAATTGATATCGTACGTTCCCCTTCGCTTGGTCTCTGTGAACTTGAAACACATTGAGTTCACAGTAAGCACACTCTTGTGGATATAGTTCTTTCCAACAGAGAGAACGAATCCAGCAAAAGTAATTTCCTCCATCCAGAGTCCATAAAGGATGTCATCAGCTCGGAAAAGGATATCGTCACCGTTAATTAGAACCGGTAGATCCCAAATGTCCACGTCCCGACCCAAGTACTTCTCAAGTGCATTCCAATAGCACAGGAGGTTCGCAAGGGTCAGGAGAGGAAAGGATAGGATGGATCCCATGAGTTGCCCATTCCTTTGGACAACAGGATCAATACCGTTCTTCGGGGGGTAATGTAGCACTTGCTCATAAATCACCCGACGCAAAACGTGACGCTCCCAGTTCTCTGGAATGCCGAAACGATCAAGGAAGCCTTCAAACATCAACTTCGTCAAATTGAGGTTGAGGCGATCTGTCGCACCTTTGTAATCACCCGATACCCACTTAGCTTCTCCACGGAATGTGAAGAGGGATCTCTCTTTCCAATAGAGATCGTGTAGGTCGGTGATAGACAGGGGGCGGGTCGTTAGCACAAACTGGGGGAGCTGATCAAGGAATTCCTTCATTGCCTTTTGCATATAAATTGCAAAATAGGAGTCAACGGGTTCACCTTTGGTGATCGTCCGAACCTTTAAAGGCTCAAGGACAGGGACAACTTGAACACGACCGAGTGGTAAAGAATGATCGGGATGGACCACGAACCCACTATCCGGTTCGGAATAGGGCTTAAATGGAC